TACGGCCTCCAGCTGTTTTATAGCTTCCACGTTTCCACCTTCCGCCGCTTCATGGAGTTTTATTTCAGGGGCGGCACGTGCTACCAGAATCCCTTCCCGGATCAGGAAGTTAACGGAAGTTCCTACCGTTTCCGCATCCCGGACAAAAAGCCCGGCATCCTCCAGAGAAAGCCCCAGGGAAACAGTTATATCTTTCGGGGAATATCCTAAAGAAGACAAACGCCGTACATCCTCCTTTTGCTGCGCATCCAGGTAAATACTATCCACCACCGTTAAATCGTTCATACGCATCTTTTATTCGTTTCTGTGCCGTGAAATAATAAATTTCGTCCTGTTCCATTAATACAAAGTTCCGGCCGCTTTCAATGGCTGCCACGGCTGTAGTACCAGAACCGCCGAAAGTGTCCAGTATCAGATCGCCGGGCTTTGTACTGTCTTCAATCAGTTTACGGATCAACGCCACCGGTTTTTGTGTGGGATGAACCTTTTCACCTTCTATCTTTTTGGCACCGGACGAAAAAGATCGGATATTATCTATTACGTTTGTGGCACCGATAGAAACACCATTTCCACAATGAAACAAAATAAGCTCATGTATAAAAGCGTAATGATTACCCGGCCCCGACTGTTTGTTCCAAACGATCATGTTTGACGCGCCTAAATACAAGTCAAACAACGGATAATAAAAAGCATACCCGCGCCAGTCCGTAAAAAAATACACGCAAGCACTGGGTTTCTTCACCCGGTTAAACTCCAGGAACAAATCCCGGTAAAAGGGTTTACAGATAGACAAATCTTTAAAGCTGCCTTTCTGCCCGTTGTGTGTCATTCCCAGGAAATAAGGCGGATCGGTTATTATACAATCTACGGAATTGTCCGGAACACGTTTCAACGCCTCCAGGCAATCCTCGTTATATATTTGGTTTGTAATCATTGAAAAGTTGTTTAAGCCGGCTTTCTTCTTTTTCTATCCGGAGGGTTAATGTTTTGAGCTGGTGCCCCAGCTCCGAGCGGTCGCAAGGATGAGAGAAACGACCCAGGTTCTTTGTGATCCGTTGCCGTTTCCCTGTCAGACTGGCAATAAGTTCAATTACTTTTTTTTTCGCGCCTCGATTTCTTCCTCTATGGCTTTCTGGGTAGTCTCCCACTTCTGGATCAATGCAAGGGCACTCGCTTTCTTCTTCTCATCATCCCCGGCCTGTTCCAGTTTCGCCTTATTTTTTGAAAGGTTGGCGCGGGCGTTATTCAGGGCCTTTTGTATGTCGATATCCGAAAGGTTCTCGACGCCCTTACGGACGGACAAACTTTTTACCTTCTCACATTTACCCAGAATCTTTCCGTTTTCCCGGTAATATTCCAGTTCGTCCCACATATCGCGGTTAGCGATGAAGTTTTCCACGACCGCCTGCGCTTCCTGTGCTGTAGAAAGTGAACTGACATCATCCGGCGTAGCTTCCAGGCGGGCGAAAGCTTCCTTATACTTCCCGTATGCGGTAAACATGTCGGAAACAAGTATTTTCAGAATGTCGGGACAATCCGGAGAGTTCAGGAAGGTAAATTTCTCGCGGAAACGCGTCATTTTGGTTACGGTTTCCGGAGCTGCCTTGTATCGTTTCTCCGCCTGATCCAGTTCCTCTTCCAGTTCTTCCACACGGTCGGCATTTTCATCCATGGAAAGAACCTTATCCCGGAAATCAGACGAAACGAGTTCTTCCACGCTGACACCGAAAGATTCGGCAAGTTCCAGCAGCAAATCATCGCTGTATTTTACCGACGTTTTAGATGTTTCATCCCTGGCGGGTTCCATTTTTACCGCGGTCGGCTGTTTGGAGTTGCGCCGGATTGTCTTAAATTCACGTTCGGAAAGCCCGGCCAGCTTCCGTAGTTCCTCTAAAAGAATGGCCTTCATCGTTTCCGTTTCTCCCTGCCGGCGAAATGACTTCTTTAACATACGGTTGATACCGTATTTCTCGTATAGTTCCACGCCCTGGATAAAATTACGCGGACCGGCCAGATAGGTAATAATTTCCTGTTTCATACTATATAAAAATTTGATGATACAAAGAAAAAAGGGGGCAATTACCCCAAAAAGGACAAAGGGTGGCCGGGCATGTGCTGCCGGTCACCCTTTGAATTACATGAAAACCGTTTACTTACGCCTCATAACGGCTTTGTTCAATCCATTTCATAGCCTCCGAACCGTCGTTAAACGCCCGCAATGTCAG